TCGCGCGCCTGATCTTCTTCGACGGCAGCGGCGCCGTGCTTTTGGCGCATGATCTGATTGTCCGGCGGCCGGTGCTGGCCAGCTGGGGCGTAGGGCGCGACGGCCTGCTGGACACTTACTATCGCGTCTGCGCGCAGATCGAGCGGCCCGCCGCAGCGGCCAGCGCGGCCATCGAGGCGGGCGGCCGGGCGACGGGTTCCGGCCAGGCCATTGAGGCGGTGCTGTTGAAGCCGCTGATCGCGGAGGCGGCGCAGGGATCGCGCCGTCCGCTTCAGTGGTCGCCTGGCCTGCATTCCAACGTCGACCTGCAGCGGCCGTCGTGGCCGGGAGCCATTCGGGAGTTCGGCGTCGGCGCCAGCTTCGAACCCAAGCCCGGTCTGATCGAGTTCGATGCGGGGCCGGGGCGCCCGATGTCCCGTCCGATCACCGCTGATGCAGCGCGAAAGCTGTCGGGACAAATCCGCTGCGATGTCGTCCAGCGGGCGATGCTTGAGGCCTTCCACGCCACGGCGCGAAGCTTCTGGATCGTGGAGCCGGGCAGCGAGCGGCTGTGCGTCGGCAGTTGGGCGGCCGACGGGGCGCCGCGCCTGAGCGAAACGCGGGGCGGACTGCACCTGATGGACGTCGCCCTGTGGCTGGAGACTGCCTGATGACCGATGTGACCGAAGCGATGATTGAGGCGGCGTTCAGGGGCGAGCCGGACGCGGTGGCGCAGTTGGTGACGATCCGCAGCGACGGGCTGGCGGAACCCCTGAGCGTGACCGACTGGCCGGGCGGGGTGACATCCAACGGCGTCGACCATGTCCACTATCCGTTCCAGCTGAGTTGGGCGGGCGCGAGCCAGGACAGCCCTTTCGGGCAGGCGCGGCTGACCATCGCCAATGTCGACCAGAGGATTGAGGCGGCGGCCGACGCTGCAGAAGATGCGCCGGAGATCGATCTGTCCGTCGTGCGCGTGGCGGACCCGAATGTCATCGAGCGCGCCCTGATCGGCGCCCGCATCACGTCGACGGACGGGGACAGGACGAAGGCGACGGCGGTCATCCGACCGCGCGACTTCAACGAGGAGCCCGCCTGCGCCGTCAACTACACGCCATCGACCACGCCGGGGATGTTCTGAGGCCATGGCGCGTCTGACCGTCCCGGCCGACCTGGTCGCGAAGGCGGCGCCTCTGATCGGCGCGCCGTTCAAGGCCAAGGGCGATACGCCAGCCGGTTGGGATTGCCGGGGCCTGACGAGGTGGTGTCTGCGGACGTTCGGCGGGGTCGAGGTTCCCGACTATCTGGACCTGTACGACGCCGCCATCGTCTGCCCCGGCGGGGCACGCGAACGGGCGCGTCTTCTGGCCGAGGGGCTGGCGGCCTGGCGGCCGGTCGAGCCTCAGGCGGGTGTGGTGGCGTGGCTGACGTGGATGGGGAAGGCGGGGCATGTCGGATACATGCTGACGCCGCGCCTGATCCTGCATGCGGACACGCCGATGCAGACCGCCCTGCTGGACCTGGATGAGCCGGGCGGGCGCTATCGGCTGAAGGGGGCGTTCGTGCCCGCCTTCGTCACGGAAATTGTTGAGGCCCGCGGTCGTCGGCACTTCGGGACCTCCCGACCCGACGCGGGCTGAATAGCGCACGCGGTCAAAGGGCTCCGCCCTTAGGCGGCGCACGCCGTGCGCTTGATCACCAACAACTTGAGAAGAGGAGGCGCCCGTGGCTGACGGCTCGCTGCCCATCGTCGTGACGCCCGAGGCCTTCGGGCGGGATGCGTTCGGCCTGACGGTGGTCGAGGGCCTGACCGTGCGCGCCATGCTGGTCGAGGCCGTCAAGGCGGGCCTGCCGGTCGAGTCGTTGAACCGCACCGAGATCTATGTCGACGGCGAACGGCTGGACCGCGAGACGGCGCTGGATCACGTCCTGGCCGCCGATCAGGTCGTCAACGTCGTGGTCGAGCCGATGGGCGGCGGAGGCGGCGGCCGAAAGGACATCGGGCAGATCCTGCTGACGGTGGCGGTGATCGCGGTTTCGGCGTGGGTCGGGGGCGGCGCGGGCGGGCTGATCACCAACAAGCTGCTGATGCGCGCGGCGGCGGTGGCGATCACCCTGGGCGGGCAGGCGCTGATCGCGGGCCTATACGCGCCGGACAACAAGCCCACGAAGGCCAATGATCGCTACGCGCTGCAGAGCGCGTCGAACCAGTATCGCCAATGGGGGCCGATGCCGCTGGCGCTGGGCGAGGTGGTGACGGCGCCGGATCTGGCGGCGAAGACCTTCACCCAGAGCCAGGGCGACGACGTCTGGATGTACGGCATCCTGGGCCTCCATTACGGCCCGTGCGAGGTGTCGGAGATCAAGATCGGCGACACCCTGGTCAGCACCATGGGGGCGGGCGATTTCCGCATGGTGCAGCATCTGGAGCCGGGGCCGCGCACCTTCCAGCTGTATCCGAACGACGTGGACCAACTGGACCTGGGCGAAGAGTTGCAGGCGACGCCGCACAGCGCGACGCCGCTGATCCGCGCCGCCTCGTCGGACGGCAGCCGGTTCGACATCGACTTCTTCCTGCCGCGCGGCCTGCACTTCCAAAAGGACGACGGGCGCGTGCAGGTGGCGCGCGTCTCGGTCGCTGTCCGCTATCGCCCCATCGACCAGAACGGCGCGGCGACGGGTCCGTGGCAGACGGCGCCGGGGCTGGCGCGCAGCGGCACGACGAAAGACCCGCTGCGCATCACGCATCCGGTCACGCTGCCGCATGGCCGTTATGAGTTCGAACTGATCCGCAACCGGCCGGATGACGACAACGCCAAGCGGGCCGACACCATCATGGTGACGGCGATCAAGTCGGTGGCCTTCCGCAAGCCTGTCGCGGACGAAACGCTGTCGGTGATCGAGTTCGCGGTGCGGGCCACGGCGATCAATCAGGGCGGCCTGGCGCCGATCACCTGCCGCATCGTCCCCAAATGCCCGACCTGGACCGGACAGGCGTGGGGACCGGCGGTCGCGACGTCGAACCCGGCCGCCCTGGCGCGCTGGCTGATGACCGGGCCGGCGCCGGCCAAGCCGCTTCTGCCCGCCCAGGCCGATAATCGCCTGCGCGCCTGGCATCAGCTCTGCGACCAGTACGACTGGAAATGCCACCTGTATTTGACCGAATCCCGCACGCAGTCGGAGGCGCTGGCCATTCTGGAGCGGGCCGGGCGCGCGGGCGTGTTCTGGGACGGGACGCAGCTGGCGGCGTCGCCGAAGGTCGAGAAGCCGATCCCGGTTCAGGTCTTCACCGACAGCAACCTGAAGGATCACCGCTGGGAGATCGTCTATTCCGACCCGGTCCACGCTCTGCGCGTCGAGTTCCAGAACATCGAGAAGGGCGGCGAGCCCGACGAACTGTTCGTCTACAACGACGGCTATGGCGAGACTGCGGACCCGGCCAAGGGGATCGAGGCGGCCAGCCTGGTCGAAGCCATGCGGCTGGATGGGCAAGCGACGCCGAACCGGGCGTATCGCGATGGGCGCTGGGCCTTGGGTCAGCGCAAGCATCAGCGGCGCATCGACACCTGGACGGCGGACATCGAGCATCTGGTGTCGCAATATGGGTCGCGCGTGCGCTTGGCGTGGAACCGGGCCAACGGCGGTTCTGCGCGTGTGCGCTGCCGCCGCTGGAACGCCGCCGGGACGGCCGTGGTCGGCCTGCGTCTTACGGCGCCGGTCGAGATGTTCGAGGGCGTTAGCTACGCCGTCGACCTGCGGACCAAGGGCGGGCTGTATGACGGCGTGCCGATCCAGGCCCAACCGGGCGTCACCCGCGAGATCCTGTTCGCCTCGGCGCGGCACCCCAACCTCTGTCCGGCCACAGGCGATCTGATCGCCTTCGGCGAGGTCGAGAAGGTCAGCGAGGACGTCGAGATCATCGCCATCGAGCCAGGCGAGAACCTGACGGCCGTGCTGACGGGCGTGCGCTATGTCGCGCCGCTGTTGATGGCCGGAGAAACGGGACCGATCCCGCCGCTGTCGTCCAAGCTTTCCGGCGACCGCAACGCCAATCCGCCGCGCCCGACGCTGTTGGGCGTCACGGCCGATGCGCACGCCGTGCGCGTCAGCTTCGACATGCCGACATGGCGGGGCGCGCCGCTGAGCGGCTTCTCGGTCCGCTGGCGCGCCAAGGGCGAGGAAGGCGAGGCCGGTGGCTGGGCGCCGTTACCCGCGCTTGATGCGGCCGCTCGTCAGCTGAACGCTCCGCCGATGCGTGAAGCTCCTCTGGAAGGCGTGGAAGCGACGCGGGTGGAGTTCGAAATCACGGCCACGACCGTGGACGGCCGGGCGTCGAAGCCCCTGCAGGTGACGGTCGTCAAGCCGACGCCCGCAAAGCCGTCCGCCGCCGTATGGACGGTCGATGAGAAGGCGCCCGACCTAAACGGCGTTTCGCAGCCCGTTTTGATCGTGCGCGGAGAGATCACTGACCCCGAAGTAGCGGCGGTAAGGGTCGCGTGGGGGCTGACGGCGGACGGTCCCTGGACCGATCACTATGAGGGCGCGCCGCTGACGAAGGCGCTGGAGATCGGCAATCTGACGCCGGGCGTCGAGCACTACGTCGCTATCACGCACCTGTCCGCTCAAGGCGTGCCCAGCGGCTTCCTAGTGATCGGCCCGCGCGTTCCCGGCCGTTTGATCGCCGAGAGCGTGACGCATATCGGCGACCGGCCTGTCGGCGACTTCACCCATCTGCCCGAGCGCGTGGAAGCTCTGGACGGAGAGGTTGACGCGATCAACATCGAGGTCGGTCAGCAGCGCACCGACCTGG